GGTTCCGGGGCGGCATCAGTTGAGGCTCGCGGTCCGCTCGTTGCGGCGGATGACTGCGGTGGCGATCTGCTCGCCGTCCAGGTGCAGGCTGACGTTGAGCGCCTCTTTGGCGTTATCACTGCCCAGGCCGTACAGTATCGTGGCGACCATGCGTCCGATGCCGTTGGCGAATTCCGTGTCATCGATGGCCTTGTAGCCGAGCGTGCCCAGGCCATATCCGGCGGCGCCGGCGCCCGCTACCGCCGCGCCGCCAAGGGAGAACGCAGCGCTGCCGAGCGCAAGCGCGCCACGGCCGAGCATGCCGCCCGCGCCTCTCACCAGGTTCTTTCCGCCGGCCAGCAAGCCGGTCAGCCCCGCGCCCTTGCCGCCCATCATCCCGGCCAGGCTGGCCGCGCCGGATGCCGCGGCCAGCGCGATCAATGCGGTGGTGGCCGCGACCAGCGACGAAGTAAACACGGGAAATTCGCGGCCCATCGCCGTGAATCCGTCCGCCACCGCGCCGACCAGCGGCGTTAAATTCTCGAACGCGTTCTGCGTGGCGAAGGCTTTTTCGTTGGCCGCCTGCTGCGTTTTGAATCCGGCCTCTTCGGCGATCACGGCATAGTTTTTTTCCGCCGCGCCTTCGCCCATCAGCACTTTCTTTTGCACCTCGGCCATGTAGCCACGGTTACCCATGATGCCGACCAGCGCCATCAGCGCCTGGCGATCCTGCACCAGCTTCCCGATGGCGGAGCCCTGCAGGATGTCCGCTTGCGACTCCAGCATGCTGCGCCGCTCCGAGCCGCTCGCCGTCTTCAGTTTGGTTTGCAGCGCCTGGTAATCCTTGTTCTTTGACACCACGCTATCCACCACACCCACGAACGCGTCGAGCGAGTCCATGCCCTTGCCGCGCGCTGCCGCGATCGTGCCGGACAGGTTGATACCCAATCGCTGTGCGTCCATCGCGGTATCGCGGCTATTGATCTTGGCCAGCAAGTTGACCAGATTGTTGCCGGCTTCGTCCTTGGTGCCGGCGGTGATCGCCGACGCCTGGTTGGCCGCCAGCAGCTTGGCCATGCCTGCGGTGCCGGTCAGTCCGGACAGCTTGGCCGCCGCCATCTGCTGCGGCAGCCACTTCGCCATGTCGCGCAGCTCGAAGCCGCCCTCCTGACCGGCGGTGATCGCCATATCCAGAATCTTGCCCATTTCGCCCGGCTTGATGCCCATCGTCTGCATGCCGCGTATGCCGATCTGCGCCAGCTCGCCGGCGTCGGAACCGGACGCGGTCGAAGCGCGCATCAGCGCGGGCAGCATGCCCATCGAATCCCTGGCCGACATCGCGCCGGAGGCGATCAGCATATCCAGCGCGCCGGCGGCGCCCTCGCGCGTGCCGCCGCCGTAGCGCACCGCGTTGACGATGGAGGCGTTCAGCTCGCGCTTGCCCGCGATACGCCCGAGCGTGTTGCGCTCGTTGAACGCCGTGTTGGACATCTGCGCCAGGCGCACGCCGTAATCCATCGTTGACCCGACCGGGCGCGACAGCACATAGCCGCCCGCCATCGCCCCGGCACCGATGGATGCGCCGGCCTGCAAACCGCGCAGCGCGCGCTGGCCGAGCGTGAACTTGCCCATCTCATTGTTCAGTTCGCGCACGCGGTTGCGCGTGGCCTCGGCGGCGCGCGCCTGCTCGCGCATCGACATCGAGCCGGATCTGGCCAGCCGGTTATAGGCGGCTTCGGTGCGCTGGATCTCGCGCTGGATGTCGCGCTCGGAACGGATGCCGAGCACGCCGGCGGCCGCGCGCGTTTTTTGATAATTCGCGACCGTGCGCGTCAGGTTGTCCGTCGCCTTGCCGGTCTTGGCGATACCGTCCTGGATCGCGCGTTGCGCGAGCGCGGCCCCGCGCGACGCGAGATCGCGCAGGCGCATCACCAGGGAGAGTTCGAGATTTTTTCCGCTCATTTAGGTTTGATCTTTCTGTGCCCCTTGAACCGGCTGGTAGAACCCTGCCGTTTGGCGCCGGAGATTTCCGCGATGCTGGTCAGGTGCGATTCGACTTCCGCCTCGGACATATCCAGCACCAGGTGCGGATCGAATCCGGCGCGGGCGAGCAGCGCCTGCGCACGGCGGACAGTGCCTAACTGCTGCTCAGCGCGTCGAGCTTTTTTTCGACTTCATCCGACGCCAGCTCCAGCGCGATGGCATCGCGGTCCAGCATCCCCATCAACACATCGACCGTGACCTGATCTTGCGGCAGGCCGTCGAAGCTGACGCGCTGCGCCATCGTCGCATAGCGCAGCGTGTTGGGCGACGCGGCAGCCCCCACCGCATCCACCGCCGCGCAGGAATCGCGCAGCGTGGCCGGGCGGATAGCAAAGTCCTTGTAGACCTTGCCGCCCACCATGACGCCGACCGGCAGCTTACCTTTGACGGCCAATCCGTTCATGCCGGGGCCGCTCATGCCGGGTCAACTTTGCGCAGCGCATACAGGCTGATGTCGCGCACCATCTCTCCTTCGAGCTGGTAGCGCGAGCCGACGCTGCCGACATTGCAATCCATGAAGGTGGTGCGCTTGGTTGGATTATCGACCGGGTAGATCACGATCTGCGCGTCCTTCATCGTGCGCCAGGCGAATTCGCCCGAGGCCGGAGCCGGTGCGGTGATCTTCATATCGGTCGACTCGATGCCGCTGACGCTGCCTTTGGGACGCCCGGTCCGGTTCATCGTTTTAACGGGGCGGCGCCCGGTATTAACGGTGTCGTCGAACGACACGACATCGACTTCCTTGCCGTTGATCTCGACCACTACCTCGCCATCGTATTCAAGTGCCATGTCTGAACTCCTTAGTCGTTACAAAAGCAGATCGATGCGGCCGGCGAACACATGCAGGCCGTTCACCACGTCCACCGGGATCTTCGCGTCCAGCCGGTTCGGGTCTTGCAGGTCGCGCTCGACGATCACGCCATCCACGTTGGCCTCGACCTGCTCGACGATCTCCAGCTCTTCCAGCTTGTAGAGCACATCCAGCAACTGGTCCTTGACCTTGGGCGCGGTGCGCTCGGACAGCTTCTCGCGCGGGAAGCGCAGGCTGATGCGCTCGCGGCACGCCTTGCGCACATAGTCCAGCGTGCGGATCGTGGTGAGATCGAGCAGGCTGATGTCCGGGATGCTCTGCGCATCGAGCGTGTAGGTGGTGATCGCGCGCACGATCTGCACCGTCTCGCCGGGGCCGGCATCGAGCGGGGTCACGCCGTTGTACAGCGCGGTTTCCTGCTCGGTGCGGCTGAGGCGGTCGGCCAGCGCCGGGGCGGTGATGCCGGCCAGCTCCAGCAGGTTGAGCGGCTGCGCCGGATCTTCCTCGCTGGCCACGACTGCGCCATACGCCGCCGCCAGTTCGCAAGGTTGCTCCGGCACCTTGAAGTTGCAGCCGGAGATCCGCCCGGCGTTGACGCCGGCGGCCAGCGTGGTGGCGGTAGCCAGCGAGCCGGTGTGGCCGTACACGCCGATCGCGCCGCGCTGCTCCAGCGGGCCGGACACGCTATCCAGGTGTGCCTTTAACGCGGCCAGGCTGGTGGCGTCGTTCCAGGCCGAGATGATGATGTCGAGACCGGCGGCAAATACCGTGGCCAGCTCGGTGGCAAGCACCGCATCCGTCGCGCCGGCCGCCATCGCCGCCACGACAGCGGTGGTGCCGGCGGCGGTGGTGGCCGCTTCGATCTTGATGTTGTTGCCCTGCGTGCCCTTGTTCTTCGCGGTCAGCGTCACCACGCCGATCGCGGCGGCAGCCGTCACCGGCAGATCCGGCTGCAGCGCGATCTGCGCGGCCAGTGCGGCGGCGATCACCGTGGCGGTATCGGTATTGGCAATGGCGATCCGCACCGGCTTGCCGGCCACCTTGACGGTCAGCACGCCCGCTTTGGTCGCCGGGCCGGTCAGCGTGACCGTGCCGGCGGCGAGCACGCCTGCGCCCGCATCGTCCATCGCGATCGCCTGCAACGCCAGGTAAGGGTTGGCCTTGATCGCGGCGCGGCACATCAGGTGCAGCTGCGAGCCGTTGCCGAAATAACCGGCGGCATCCGCATCCGAGAATACACTGGTGATAATGTTGGCGGCGACGCTTCCAGCGGCGATGCGCTGGCCGACGATCAGCACCTTCTGCAGGTTGCCCGGCAGCGTACGCACCGCCAGCTTGGTGTTGAACTCGAAGTATTTGCCCGGCTTGCGGATGCTGGTCGGGATGTTCTCGAAGTTGATGTTGGGGCTGGGCATTATTTGGTTCCTTTCTTGGTTTTGATTTCTGCGCCATCTGCGCTGCCTGGTGTAATTTCGACCAGATCGCCGTCAGCGATCCGGCGCAGGGTGTAGGCGGTCTCCGCCACGTCCACCACCTCGGCATCGGTGATGTATTCGCGTGGCTTGTCTTCTTTCGGCACCTTGATGCCCGGTGCGGCTCTGACTTTCATTCAGATCTCCAGTGTCAAAAATGCTACGTTAAAGTAGTCAAATCCGCAGCGTCCGCGACCGCGTCGCCGGGCTCCAGGTAATAGTTGATGCCCAGCTTCAGCCACATCGGATCGGTCGGGTCGATCGGCGCGCGCGGCTGCGTCTCGACGAAATCGCAATGCCACTCGCGGGCGAACACCGCCAACCCCTGGCCGCTCAGCTTGGTGTTGAACAACGTCCTGATTGCACCCGGCTTCAACGGCGTGATCGCCAGCCCGAGATCGTTGCCCGCCAGCAGCAGGCTTACGTCCTTCAGCATCTGGTACACGCCGACCTCCTTGATCACGCCTCCATCCGTCAACCCCTGGCGCGTGGCGCGTTCTCCGCGCACATTGCGCGATCCGCACATCGTCACGAAGGTGGCCGGGGTCTTCCACTTGTTGCCCTGGGTATTCATCCTGGCGGACGCCCGGCATCCGGCGAACGTCACCCACACCGCAGGGAACGCGCGCACCACCTTGGCCAGGTCATCGTCCAGCTCGCCGCCGTAACTCGCCACCTCTTTCAGCTTGTAGCCCAGCCCAGGAGAAGATGACGCCGCCGTTTCGATGCGGGCGATGATGGCGTCTTCGATCTCGGCGATCATGCTGTTGTGCCTTTCACGTTCGTCCTGCTACGCACCCCTCGCTTCGCTCTCCCCGCAAGCGGGAGAGGGTTAGGGAGAGGGAATTGCATAGCAAACATCAATAACCATCCAGGGCATCACTGTCGAACACGCGCGCCGGAGCCGACACCTGCACCGTCGCCGGCGCTGCGGGCGCGACACCGACGGCATCCAGCCCGAGCGCTATCTTCCCGTTCATCACGTTCTCCAGAAACCGGATCGCATCCTTGTAGCGGTTGCGCACCTCGTCGGTCTCGGTCACGCCCGCGCCGCAAAGGCGGTAACGGGCGATGTCGCAAGCAAAGCCCGCGAGAACCTTGGGAACGTTGGTCAGCGGCAAAGAGTAGCGCGATGCCAGGTACGGCTCGATCTCCGCGTCCGCCTCGGCCAGCGCACCGGCCAGCACGGTGTCATCGACCGCACCGATATCGCTGCGGTCGGTGAGCGCGATCACCTCGTCTTCGCCGAAGCGCGCGATCATGTTGGCCTTGGTTGCGTAGGGCATTTAACGATCAGGCCTTGTCTTGCATTGCAGCCCATGCCTCATTGCGTTCGGCAGCGGACACCTTCCATCCGGTGACCGCTTCGATCGCGCTCGCGTCCGGGCGGCCATCGCGCA